GGGAAACCGTGGGCAGGAGGGGATGACCCCCCCTTCTGTTCGCTCCATCATCCCCAGGGTTTTTAGGCAAACGACCTCTGACGAGGGTCGCAAGGGTAATTCCCTTGATGTTAGTCAATCACTTGTGATGTTGGTTGAGCCTGTCAGGATAGCCAACATTGTTGTCAAGTTTGGCTACAAATGCCTAAGGAGGTGGTATCTCAGCAAGTCTGCCGTACAGAAGTGTGCTGAGGCTGACCTAGAAGCTCTAAATTCACGTGCCGTCCTGAAAGGACCCGGCGAGAGCTTAATTCCAGAAGTCACCACGTTGAAAGAGCGGGAGATGTTAAATCATCCTGGCGTTGTTAGTGAGAAGGCGCTGGTGTTGCGCCGAAATCATCGCATGTTTTGTGCCACATGGGCAAGAATTGCAAAAGGGAAGTTTGATTATGCTCATTTGTGCATTGATACCCCCTTGAATCGCAAGGCTTTGCTCAGGTGGCTCAACAAGGAATGGACCAAGTTAGGGATACCTTCCCATCAACTTGATATATTCATGGGCGATTGCATTAACATGTGCCTTGAGGAAACAGAGGAGCATGTTGCCCTACAGAAGAGTAGGAATGTGCGCAAGCAAGCTCGAATGACGTTTTACAACCACAATAAGTTTGTGGGAGAGGTGATTAAATAGGGGTGCCTACTCACAGTCGTTGGGTTTGATAGCGTGCCACGCTTTAGACCTGATGGTGTATCTGTCTGTGAATTAGGATGTGGAATTGTGAAGAAGAAGGAGAGGTGTGTGGCCGTAGACACCTCAATTCCCATGCCCGGTGTTGTTTTTACTCACAACAACTCCGTCGGCAATCTTGAGCGTGGTCTGGGTGAGCGGTTGTTTATGGTCCCAGACGGGGATGGTTTTAGTGTTCCTCCACGTCCAGCTGAATTCGGCTGCGAGGAGTACGCTAACCGTGTTCTGTCTAAGATGCCAAAATTCGATGGGCCCATATCTGGCGATGAATTCGTTGCTTTATATGATGGACCAAAGAAGAAACGGTATCAACAGGCCTTAAACAATGTGGTACAGAGAGGGTTGTTGGAGGACGACGCCAATATACGTGTCTTCATCAAAGATGAGAAGATATGTAGTTGGATTAAAGTTGACCCCGCACCTAGGCTCATATCACCTCGCACCCCAGAGTATTGCCTTGAACTTGGGAGGTACATCAAACCAATTGAGCATTTGCTTTACAAAGCAGTTGCTAGGGTGTGGAAAGAGAAGACAATATTTAAAGGTTTGAACTTCGGTGAGCGCGGTATGTTGTTGCGCGAGAAGTGGGATAGTTTCCAGGACCCAGTTGCCATAGGCCTTGATGCATCACGATTTGACCAGCATGTTTCAGTGCCGGCTTTGAAGTGGGAACATGATATCTATCTCCGCTGTTTCACAGGCGGTAGGAAGTATCTTAAGTACCTTCTTAGTCAGCAACTGCATAACAAAGGTCGCACCTACGTCGATGGGTGCGAAGTGAAGTATGAGGTAGATGGCGGACGAATGAGTGGCGATATGAACACAGCGTTGGGCAATTGTCTCATTATGACTGGACTCGTTTGGCATTATGCCAGGGAGAAAGGGTTGGTTGTAAAACTAGCAAATGATGGAGACGATTGTGTTGTGTTCATGGAACGTGCGGACTTGGAGTCATTCATGGAGGGTCTGTGTGGTTGGTTCAGATTGAAGGGCTTCACCATGAAAGTGGAGAAACCCGTGTTTGTGTTTGAAGAGTTGGAATTTTGCCAGTGTCATCCAGTTTGGAATGGTGACCAATGGACCATGTGCAGGAATTTGCACAAGGCTCTATTCACTGATTGTGTACATGTTGGGCGTACTCTACCTGAGATACTGGCCATTCGTGCAGCAATTAGTGATAGTGGGCTGGCTTGGTCCCGGGGCATGCCTATTTTTCCTTCTTTCTATAAGCACATTCGCAAAACCAGCGATGCTACAGCTGTCTCCAAAGACACGTTAGCTCGATTGGTTAATCATTCAGGAACCTATTGGAATTCCCAAGGGTGTAGTTCTGGTACCCAAGAAACCAGTTGTGAAGCGCGTCTATCCTTCTATCGTGCTTTTGGTGTGTCACCTACTGAACAGGAGGCGATTGAGCAATATTATGACGCTCTCCCTCTTGGTGACATGCGATTCTCTGAATCATCCGTTGTATATAATCCAGAAGTCCCGTGTTGTGAGTATCCGTTGTTTATAGATCAGGCTTTGAATACAATCATTTTTACATAAGATGGCTAAATCGCGAAATAAGATCGTAGGGAAGACCAAGCGGAAGGTCACAGTTAAGAAAACTATGTTCGCTGCTGGTGATTCTCTGGACCAGCATGCTATTGCAGCAGCTCATATGTTTGCAGATCCTTGCGGAGCAGCATTGGCACCATCAGTGTATCCCGGAGAACGCGGATATGTTAACCGGTTTGTTCTCAACACTGTTACTGGTGTGACTGCGGGCACTACTGCCTGCAACTGGATCGTTAAACCAGGAAACGCCGTTTCCTGGCCAAATGACCAGCCCAATTCTTCAGCAGCAGTCGCCGTCGGTTTTGGTAATACAGTTGCTGGGAATTCGTTTCTAGTAGCGAATTCATCAAAACAGAGATGTGTTGGCTATTGCGTTGATGTGAGGCCCAATGCTGCCCCTAACAACGCCACTGGAACCATTCACTTTGGTATTGGTGCTGCTTCAGCATTTACCAATGGCACAGCAATGTCTGTTGACCAGATTATAGCTATGTGCTCAGAATCAGTATCGTGCTCCCAAGCTGTTGTAGCACCATTGTCCATCAAATGGTCCCCTGGGTCATTGGACGATCGGTACTCACCAACTTGGTCGCTAGGGTTTTCTGGTGATGACGACAGCGACCGCAATGTCCTCATCTTTGCAGCCACTGGTTTTCCTGTAGCTACTGGATTTCAAATCCGGTTTACAGCGTTGTACGAGTGGGTGCCAAAGATTGGACTTGGCGTGATGACTGATGCCACCACACCTAAACCTTCAAGATGCGATAAGGAGTGCGTTCTGCGCAATTTGAAACGAAAAGATCCTGAGTGGTGGTA